TATGAGTCTGGAAAGTAGTTTTTCGCAAACTCTACTAATTCTTGCTTATAATCCGAAAACTCTCTTGCTACGTATTTTATATCTCTAATTTCTGCCATTATTGTTCAAAATTTATTACTACCTCATCTTCAATGTTTGTATTCTGGATAGCATATTTAAGTAATAACGTAACTATGTTTGAATCTGGTTCAGCTTCAACTCTAAAATCTACAGGTACTACTGTTGGAAAATATTCAGATAACCCAGCTCTAACTGTATTTTTAATTCTATCCACCATTCCTTGGTTTATATTTTCGAACATTAAGTTCCTAAGTATTGTTCCGAAGCTTGGGTTCATATACCGTTCTCCTTGCCCTGTAAGAAAGTAGTTAATTAGGTTTGTTCTAATAGCGTCTTTTGTAACGTATGTTGAATTAAATACAGCTTGTCCTGATAGAGGTAGGGATACTCCTATCGCTTTTCTTGGTTGTAAATCTAATGGATTAATTCTTCTGCTATTAAATGCCATAATTATGCTACTCCGTGTTTTTGCTTATCTTTCTCTATAGACTTATTATAAACTGAACCTGCTTTTTGTACAAAATCAAACTTAGATATATCTAAGCCTGGAGCTTTACCGTTAGAATGTGTCATTCCCATTTGGTTAGCCATAGATGTTGCAAAATTAGGTTTTTGAACCATATCTGATGTTCCTGCGTATATATTTTTATATTCTTCAGGTGACATACTTGCTTTTGTCTGCTCTAACATCTCCATTAATGGATTAGTTGATGTAGGTGTTTGTTTTTCTACTTGAATTGCCTTACCTGGAGCAGCAGTAAATGTTGGTGTACTTGCTGCTTTAACTGCTTCGTTCATTACTTCTTGTAACTCTTCCTTAACAGCTGATCTGACTTCTTCTCGTATGATGTTTCTTAATTGATCGAGTTTCATAATTATAAATAGTTAGTTTATGGAAGTTGGTTGTTTATTCTAAATTTTAATTCTGCGAGGAGTACTGCTGTATCGGAGCTAAATGATGGCTGTCCTCTAAGTACTATTACACCTAGGTTATCTTTTGCTACAGCTAATCTTCTTGGAACAGGTCCATCTCCTTTAGTATCTTCTATTATTGCAAGCTTATAGGCTTTACCTGAATCCGATTTAAAAAGGTAGTCCTCATTAGGAGTTCCTTCTGAGCCGGTATTCTCTAGAGGTTGTATTTTATCTAGTAATTCTCTTAACGCTTTCTTTTCTTCATCTGTTTTCATACCAGATGATAAATCCTCTATACACTGTTCTGCTTTATCATTTACATTGGAGAGAACCTCTTTAATATTGCTTAAACTCGGTCCTACTCCTGCTACTAAGTCTTCTATAGAAGAAACATCTCCGTCTAAATTTTCTAGTAAGCGCCGTATATTGTAAAGCCTGTCTGCTAAAGATGTTAAATTTCCAGCTGTTTTAGCTGATATTAATCCTCCATAATCACTTGGTGGTATTCCAGTAGCGACTGGTGTAGGATTTACTTTAAGGAACCTTAGTATAGCTTTTGCTGCTCTAATCGCCCTTCTTAAGTTTCTTGCTAATTTAAGAAATTTATTGGATCTTTTTTGAAAGTTGTTTACTCCTGATAGTAGGTTATTCTTTGTGTTAATTATTCCTACCAATGCTTTACTATCTGGGCATTGGTTTGAGAACTTCCCTAACATTTTATTAGCTTCAAGCTGTATTTTAGCTTCTAGTTCTCCTTCGATACTACCTATCTGACCTGCTACTATAGCTGATATTTGTGATGATAAAGCCATTATTCTGTAAATACTTTTTTAGACTTCAGTTGGGATTGCCCGTTAGGGTTAATTAGGTTTTTTAACTGACGTATGACTGGTTGTGCTTGTTTCCCTCTTTTATTAATACTCGGAATAGGGTGTCCTTTAATTGTTTTTGCTCTTGCCATATCCTTAGCCATTCCCTGTAATAGGTTTAGAACATTTTCCAGAAATGCTTCTGTCTGATTTCCAAGTAATACAGGTTCTCTATTATTATCTGTTGATGTTCTAGCTTTTTTTCCTAAAAACATTTTAGGAGCATCTAAGCACAGGTAGGATGAACCATCTATATTGATTGAACCTTCTGTATTCAATCCTATTGACTTGAAACTTGATAGTTGAATATCTTCCTGTTTTGCATTTAGGTAGACTCTATCAGCGTTGAATAGTATTTGATTACCTTTGAATTGATTTGATTTAGTAGGATTCTCATCGTAAGAATCTCTTTTTTCACTAGCAGGGGTTAGAGGAATTTGGTGGTCAGCTACTAAGTATATCGAACAACTGTCTTCATCTACATTCTCTTCTAGTGTTGTGTATCCTTCTTCTGTTTCCGACTGTCCATTACTTATTATAGTTACAGGAGAACCTATATTTTCGTCATTTACCCAAGGGTTACCTGATCCTTTACCTCCTGTAAAACGGATGGATTGCCCTTGTCTACCTTCTATCTGTACATCTCCAGGTGTTGACCTAATTGGGTTGACAGTAGGGAGTTCTTTAAAAGCTCCTCCTGAAGATAGGTCTATGTTTGAATTATTAACTAAATCAGGGTATATTCCAGAGTTGGGATTATTCCAGGTATTGACTATTGATGTATAGTATTTTTGATTTGTATTTTCAGAAGTAGATGTAGAGAGGTTTGGCATTGATTTTATTTCTACTATCTCACCCACTACGGGTACTGTTTTTATTTGAGAACTACTCTGTAAAGCAAACGGAAGACTATTGGGGATTATTTCTTTTTGGTACTTTCCTAAAGGTTTGTAGAATACTCCATTGATTGATAGGCCGCCTCCTTTATTTTTATATTCAGGATGTTCTTCATCCAGTATAATATCTACTACTCTTCCGAATACTGTACTGTTTCTAGAAGATTTAGTGTTACTGTTACCTCCTCTAGATGATACTAAACTGTTTAATGAAGTATTAAATCCCATTACTCTTCTTTATCTTCTTCTGGTTTCTCTACTAATTCTTCTTTTACAACCTCCTGCTCCTCTAATAAATCTTGCAGTTCAGAGAAGTCGAACATATCTCCATCTCCTCCTTTTGATTGAATTGCTTCTAACCTCTGTATTACCGTTGCTAGTTTAATTAAGTGTTCATCATTCTTTACACCGATCTCCATATACTCTTTAATCATAGGAACAAGGAGAGTTGCATCTCCTATATTCTCTATTAGTGGTTTAAGCTCACCAATCAATCCTTTTACTTGAGATTTTGTCTCTCTTGAGTTAGTATAAATCTCTTCAAAAAGGTCAGATAGTTTCTTTCCGTTAAATATTTCTTTATCTGAATCCATATCTTTTATAATAAATAGATTATATATCTTTTATTACGATCCTGCCCTTTTCGTGGTATTTAAAGTATATACTGTAAAAATCATCTTTCAGAATAGAGATCACTTTAGTTAAGTGGGGTGTCTCACAATCAGTCATCTCTCTTATGTAGATATAGAGTGCTTTCTTCTTAAATATATCTAAATCGTTTCTTGTTTTAAATATGGTTAGTACAGCATCAGCTATCCTTTTCTCACTATCTTTACTAAATAAATCATCCATTTTGTCGTAAGCTTTCTCAACCCACATATCTAAAAACTGGCTTAATGTAATTCCTCCGGGAAGTTTCACATTCATACTACCTTCGAAAGATTCCTCCATATCATCGAAAGAACCTACCTGTTTTAGCTTTTTGTAGTTTTTATTGTTGTAGTTAATTAACCAACGCTTAACAATTGTACCGAAGTAGGAATAAGCTTTAGCACCGTGGTCGGGATCAAATTTCATTATCTTCTCTTCCAATAACATAGAAACTACCTCATGTTTTAGGTCTTCAATACGTTCTACATCTGTGTAGTAGAACTTAAAAGTATGTATAATATTCTCTGCTAGCTTGTAAAAAGGAAGGTAAATATGTTTTGTAAAAATATCAGCCCTATATTCTGGATCTACTGATACATTGTATTTTTTTATGTATTCTTCTGTTTCTGAAGTAAAGTAATTAGCTTTTGCTTTCTTTCTTGCCATAGTTTTCTGGGAGCATGTAGCGGTTTAGTTCTTCTTGCACTTTTTTTAGTTGTTCAAAAAAATAACCGACCTCATCATCCGACTTGAAAACTCCACGCTCGTCAAGACTCTTTAGGTGCTTTTGTGAATCTGTAATTAGATTTGATATATTCTGTAGGTAGCTTGTCTGATTCACAGTGACATCTTCGTACTTCTCTACTTTAATCAGTAGGTTACGTAGGGCAACCCCTAGTATAATTATTAATATAGAAAGAATTATTATAGTTACCAACATATTTTATAGATTTTTAAGCATTTTAGATAAGCCTTCGGAAGAATTTACCTTTCTACCAGTAGAAGCTGATGTTTTTTTAACTTTTGAAGTTGTGCTTCCTCCAGCTGCTTTCCACATATCGTATTCTACCTTAGAAGCTAAGAAGTCTGCAGTATGTAAAACGGATACTAATGCTGTTTTTTGTCTAGAAGATTCAACATTACTAAAAAAGTATGCTTCATTTGCCTTATCAAACACTCCATCATGACATCTGATACCTAAAAACTCTTTTTGATCTACTCTTACTCCAAATTTCTGTAAAATAAATAGAGACCTATCTGGGATAAGCATAAAATCTAAATCTGGATTGTAAGTATACATTTCTGAAAGCTTATCTTGTCTCCATTTATCAGTCTGAGGTATATAATTTGGCCGGTCTCCATCTCCTATTTTACCCAAATCATGGAAGAGGGCGGCGAAAACTAATTGCTCTTGAGTATAGTCTACAGTTCCACCCATTTTCTCATAAAGGTTGTGTTGAGCTATAGCAAATTCTACAACCCTATTAACATGATCTACATACCCACCAGCAAAAGCATTGTGATACCATGTCTTACCACTAGCAGGAGCCATGACATAGGTATCCTCCATATGTTTTATCATATTGTGACATTGTACAGCTCTATTAGTTTCTAGATAATGGTTAATTATCTTAAGATGTTTATCGTAGTTTTTTTGTATTTGCTCTGCTGTTAACATATTAATCTTGTGTTTCTCTGTTAAGTAGTGTATTTATATCGGAAATTATAGATGAAACTTCTTTTAGATGTGAATAAGAAGCAGCTCTATCATTAATACTTAATGTATACTTTAAGTTAGTTAACCGTGATTCTATATTATCTAATTTATTACTTATTGATTGTTTAGATCTCATAT